GAATACATCCAATTTATAATTATAGTCCCCCATGAATCCCCATTCCTTAACGATACTATTTCATAACTATATAATTATACTATCCAAATATTGCTATAATCAAATATTTATAACTCATCATATATAATCGAATTTTTTCAGAAAACGCTGTACATAAATTATTATATAAATAATTTGTTTTAAAATAAGTTTTTGCCGTATTTTTGCCGTTTAAAAGGTTATTTAAAAATAAACACAAAAAATAAGGCCTATCGTGTTAGTACTGATAAATACTAGCACAATAGGCCTTATAATCTTTTGACAATCTTTTGAAATTCAACAATCAACTAACATTTGACTGTTCCTATGTGTCCACCTTCACATAGTAAGGAGATACAGGATCATCTCCGAATTATCTTCGTAAAGCACCAGCTAAGAAAAGAGCGGCATTGCTTATCGCCCATGTATCACGTTGACGACGTAACCTTTGTTCAGTTCTTCGATTGTTCTTTATTTCCGCTTTCAACTCGTTCAATGACACGGAGGCTTTCTCCAATGAGTTCGCTTGCTCTGCTGTTATTTCCGATGCTTTCGCTAACTCTTCGCCCTGTTTCTTGTTGATATCCTTCAAGGCGGTTAATTCCTTCTCCCTCTCTTCGTTGATAATCTTCAATTCTTGCAATTCGCTCGCCTGCTTGACTGTTAAGCTCTGAGCTTCGTTCAATGACAAGTTTGAGTTCTTGATTGAGGCGTCGGCTTCGATTAAGTTCGTTTTGAGTTTGTTCCAATCGCTCAATGGCACGGTTATAGTTTCCTCTTGCGGTGAGGTAGCCGTCGATGAGCTGGCATGCACCAACGAGGAGCAACAAAGCACCAACAAGCACAATAAACCGCTTAACAGTAATTTGAGATTTAACCGCATCGAGGTATATTTTACATTTCTCATACATATTAACCCCCTTATATTAGTCCAGGTCAGTCCAACGAGCGGCCCAACCTCTAACATCAACATGAACGAAATCTTGATTGTAATATCTGCCAATACCGTCGGCACCACATTCCTCGGCAACTTGTGCAAGGTAATCAACATCGATGCCATCGTATGTAATGTCTGCCGCGGTTCCCTCAACGTGCTGAGAGTTAGAAACACCGCCAACTTCTGCGTTATGTTCAGGGCACCGATAACCGCTTAATACTTCGATTGGTTGCCCAATACGTTCACGAATGGCATCTAATACGTCAACCAAACGCTTATCAATAATATGGTCTAAAATAGGATGGCCTGCATCGTCATAACCATGTCGGCCACATTTGCAAGAAAATTCAAAATCATCAAAATAAGTTCCTACTTTCATAAGCACACCTCTTTCAAATATAAAAAAGCTACGTTTCTAATATATGAACGTAGCAACAAAACAGCACCATATTATTTTTTGAGTATCATGTCTACTCTTGCATGAACCACGTCAAGCAAGCCAGATATGGTAGTATTTCCGCCGTCTCGCATGTTCTCGAGTATGCTCAATAGTTCCACCGAGCCGAGATATAGCCATACAATATTAACGGCGAATGCGTATTGACCTGCCATGTAATCAAAGCACCATGCGGCGCCAGTAGCAAGGCAATACGTTAATACTTTTGTAACGAAAGGCTTGCGCATATGCTTTGAGGATATAAGCCCCTTGCCCCATGCAGCTGGAATCGCTATATATTTGTCTAATGCTGTTAGATTATCCGCGTTTGCCCCCATATCAATAAGCATTTGATACGATATAGCCGCCCATTTTGTGATGAGGTCTAGGAATACAAGTAATATAAATATCCCTAGCACCTGCACATGTTTTAAGCCAATCATATATATCGCCACATCGGCGATAACGGCAAGCAAGGCTTTCACCGCGAACGAATCCGTCAACTTCCGCCAAGCCTCGCTCATAAACCCATTTAATTCTTGCATGTCTTCTCCCTGTGTTAGTTAATTATTCATTATTTAATACCTATTTACTTTCTAACGCTTTAATTCGTTCTGTTAAAGCAGCTATATCTTTATCATATTGTGCTTTAGGAACGTAATTAGCTAAATCTGCATTCTTAGCAAAAGACTGCGCTTCGATTTTATTCACGTAACGAGTACTAGCATCGCCAGGTGTTAATACATACTGAGCAATCTCTGATTTTTTAATAAAACTACCTAAATCACCTTTATATGCAAACGTTTGAGACGCCCAGCCCTTTTGAGCATATATAGTATCTGCATAGGTTCTAGATAAAAAAGTGTTGTTAGCCTTCGCTGTCATTAAATAGCTATTTAAATCTGTTTTCTTAGCGTATGTATTATCTGCATAGACTCTAGATACAAAAGTGTCTCTAATCGTCGTTGTCTGCATATAATTATTTAACTCTGTTTTGAGTGCATATTTAGGGTCACCTATCATAGTAAGATAGTTTCTTAAGTCGACTTTTTTTAGATAAAGGTTATCAGCATCTTTTTTAGTAGTGTAAGCAGATAAATCTACATTACCACCAGTACCAGAACCAGCTGGACCTGGAGGACCTTGCGGACCAATATCACCTTTAGGACCTTTAAGTGCTGCTAGTTGTTCTGTAGTAAAATCACTATATTTAAATGGCTCACCTTTGTCTCCTTTAGGGCCGGCTGGACCGGGGATACCTTGTGGACCCATAGGGCCTACCGGACCAGGTTTGCCCTCTTTACCAGGTAAGCCATCGTTACCGCGTTCACCTTGCGGGCCAGTAAGACCAGTGTCCCCCTTCGGTCCTTGATCACCTTGCGGGCCCTGTGGACCCATAGGACCAGTATCACCTTTAGGACCAGTGTCGCCTTTAAGACCGTTAACGCCATCTTTACCAGGAGCACCAGGTGGGCCAGGAGGACCTTGAATGCCGGGCACTCCTTGAATACCCTGTAACCCTTGCTCACCGTTTATTCCGTCAACACCATTTCGACCAGGTTCGCCCTGTGGTCCTGGAGGACCAGGTTGGCCTTGTGGCCCTGGGTCTCCTTTCGGCCCTTGTAACTTAACAATCTGCATATTATCTTTGACTGTGATATTTTCACCTGTATCATTGATGCTGATGCTATCAATAGGAGAAGGCTTTAAATACACGTTTTCTTCGTTCATATCATTTCCCCCTATTGCTAACACCTTCAATTATGTCAACTTGCCCTTTAACAAGGCATTTAATAGGGTGGTTGCCATTCCAAAGGAATAAATCCCATTGATATTTACCAGCTTCTAAAGTATTTGTATCAAGAGAAATAGTGATTTTAGACGCTTCATCGTTTTCTAAAGCCTCGGTAGACACATCAATATCAAACTTTGCTTTATATTCTTCGTCCCACAAATATTTACGAACACAGGCGAATAGATTTTCACTCGCCACAACATTGTTATACCCAATGTTAAGAGAAATTATCTCCCCTTTGATTGCATTAAAGTTGTGTAGGACTGGTAGCATCTGTATCATCCTTGTCTGAATTTAGTAAATCATTATGTACGCATCCTTCAGTTGGACACGTTCTATCATCATTAAGCACTTCCCAACAGTACTCACAAAATTCCATGACAGGAACTTTACTATCACCGATATATTTAGGCATATTATTGCACCTCCTTAATTCGTGCTACCATTTCGCTATTCAACTTGATATATTGAGTGCTAATTGCATTAGTAGGTTTCCCCATGAGCAGCAATCGGCGTTGAGCCTCTTCTAGAGTTTTAAATCGTGGTTCATATTCGTCTTTTATGGCGTTTATTTTTTCTTCCTTCGTCGGGATGTATTCAAATACTGGTGGATCTATAAATTCACCATTCACATAACATTTACCGCTCGTAAATTGTGCTTGCATTTCACTATCGCCGCTTAAAATAGTACTTGTTGGATGCGTTTGTTTTGCTAACTGTTCTACATCTTCTAATGTGTCAGCATGAACACCTACAACGTAGGAAGTTTGGCGAACACCATGCTCATTTAATACAAATACATACATATTATTGTCCTTTCTTGGAGGTTACTATGAAATTAATTGAGAAATTAAAAGGGGCTCATGAGCGCCCCTATGTAGCATATAAAGTTGTAGGTTATTATTCCTCTTATCAAGAGGCTAAGGAGGCATTAAACAATGCTCATACGTTAAACGATGTATATCATTCATGGTTAGAGTTGCAT